CTTTTTCCATGCGGCGCGATCTATACAAACACGCAACCCGCAAGGATACGCAACCAGCAAGCCGCAAGATTCGCGAAACTCGGGGCTTGCATCTAGAACATAAAAAGGCTAATCTTTTTACTGTCAATTATTAACGGGAGTTTATGACATGGACAAAGCAATTATATACAAAGGGCCAAGCCTTATAGACAATAGCCCCATTGTGGTGATCGCGACCTATTCGGATCGCAACACCAAAACGGGCGGCATGGTGCAAACGTACATCTTAGCCGACAACGGCAAGTCACCAATTGAGAACAACCGCACGGGCGGAGACTTCTCAATTTGTGGCAATTGTAAACACCGCGGCAAGGCCGATCCCGACGCGACGCAAGGCCTAGCGAAAGAGCGGTCATGCTATGTGAATCTCGGGCAAGGTGTACGCGTAGTTTGGGAAGCGTACCAGCGGGGCGTTTATCCAATGGCAACACACCGCGCCGCCGAGATAGGCGAGGGCCGCATGGTAAGGCTCGGCACCTATGGCGACCCCGCGGCCGTGCCCTATGCAGTTTGGAAACGGCTCTTGATTTGGGCAAAGGGCTGGACGGGCTACACTCATCAAAATGGGCTGATCGATATCCGGCCCGACTTGTGCATGATTAGCGCGGACACAGAAGCCGAGGCACGTGAAGCTTGGGCTCAAGGCAAGCGGACTTTTCGGATCGTTAAAAGCTACTCGGATCTAGTGGGCGGGAAAGAGATCCCATGCCCCGCCGATACAAAAGGCATTCAATGCGCCGCTTGCGGATTGTGCAAAGGCACTTCATCCGCTGGTAAGTCCATAGCAATCACGGCGCACGGACCAGGCAAGAAATACGCGGTATAACTTAGGAGGAACACCATGACAGAAGATGAAAACTTTGAGCCGATCCCGTATTGCGATACATGCGGCGAACCATTAGACAATGAACACGATATCGAAACGGGCTTTTGTCCCGATTGCCATAAATACGAGGCATAACTCCCGGCCCCGTCACCCCTAAAAAGGTGGCGGGGTTTGGCGTTTCGCGCTACTATTCGCTATCCGCAAGCCGCAAGATGCAAGACACGCAAGCCGCAAGGCTCGTGCCGTGAAACACGGGGCTACATTCAGGGTCACTCAACCCGCAAGCCGCAAGATGCAACGATTTTCCACCCTCAAATAAAAATAGATCGCCCTTCGAGGGGCGTGATACTAGGATAAAACTAATACCGCCAGCCGCAGAATAAGCCATATTCCACGCAATTTGGGATGGTCTTATGTTTACCGCGTTAGCTTTTGCTATTTTTAACTCAACCCAAACGGCGACCCCGTCATGCACCAGATGCACATCAGGCACGCCCGACCCTGCGCGGTTTTCAATCCTCGTCGCGTGCGTCTTCGGTGGTAAGTTCTGCCTCAATCGCTTCCACAGGTTTTGTTCTGGTTTCGACATCAGTCGCCTCGCTATATTCGCCCTCGATAAATGCCGCGGGATATTTGTCTTGCAGCTTTGCCAGCCTCGCCGTGATTTCTTCGCGGCTGAGTTCATCATACTTATGCACGTTGGTTGTCTCGCGCCTGTCGATTGTCAGGCCACCAAGTGACGAGCGGATTTTCTCCGCGTTGATTGCAGCGGAAAACTGTCCCGCCTCTTCCGCGTTGTGGGATAATTCGTCGAAGCGTTTAAGCTGATTGATTAGCGTCACCCCATACTTGCGCTCCCGCGCCTCGCGTTCTTCCGCGATGTACTCGACCACCAGCGGGAAGTCTCGCCCGTTCAAAAGTTTTGAGGCTTGGACATTGGCACTGTCCTCGGCATAGCCAGCCTTTCGCGCACACTCGGCATTTGAATAACGCCCCTCAATGTAGTGCCTTGCAAATTCCTTTTGGCGATTGGTCAATCGGCGGGTCGGTTCGGCTGTTTCGATGGCTGTTTTGCTGTCAGTTTTCTCTGTTTTTTCAGTCAAGTTTCCGCTCCAATAGGCTTTTCTCATGAGATATATACATTAAAAAATCAAAAATCATAAGTCCCGACAACGTTAAAAAAGGTCAAAATATGCGTTTGAAGTGTTACAACGTAACAGAAGTGTTACAGCTAGACCCTCTGTAAGGCGCATAAAACCTAGCTTTTTGTGATGCTGTAACAGTGTAACACTTGTAACACCTATATTCTGCGAAGTTTTTGAAAAACTTTTTTCGTGGGAGATTACTACTGTTACAGCGGTCATTTTAGTGCTTTTTTCCCTGACAGTTTTATGCTAATAATTAAGGGTATCCCATGTGGTTTGGGACACACGATTATAACAGATTACAGGAGTTTATCTATGTCGTTTGAAATGAAACTAAGTAATGGGGTAGCTACTATCACCCATGAATACAAAACCAAAGCGCACTGCTATCGCGCTTTTATGGTCGAGCATCTTATGCGTAACAATAAGGTATTTGAAAACTGTGAACAGGAAGACTTGCAGGATGCGTTTCAGGAATTGATCCTGACCAACCGCACCAAGATCCGAGTTCCGCGGCACGAGGGTGCTGATTTAACGAACGAGTTTGAGCGTGTCGTTTACACCATCGAGATCATTGATACTGATGGCGCGGACAAAGAAACTTGGACGCATGACTTCACCATCAACTTTTCTTTTTCGGGTATGCCATTCGATTGGGAAGGTGAACTATCACCCGCAGACTTTCGCTACAAGATCCAAGAGACCCTCCACAACTTAGATGGTGACGATATCTTGCAGCGGATCGAGTGCTACAATTCTTTTGAGGAGACTTATTAAAATGGCTATTGAACACAAAAACCCAACGGGCAGTCACCGCGACATCACGCCAGATATGCTTATCCAGTTTATGGGTGGCGAGGGCAATGTTTCGATGGACAATATTGCCAATGACTTTTGCGATGTTTTGAACGGCATCTGGGAAGACGCTGCCCTCGAAATTCGCGAGTATATTTTTCAGTTTGAGGAGAGCGCATAATGGCTACGCAAGTTTATTTGATTGACCCGTTTGCCAAGACTGTGACCGAGACGAGTATCGATCGGCGCATTGGCTTGAAGGACATTTATCGCCTGATGGACTGCCGCTTGATTGACGCGGTTCGGTTTCGCGATACCAGTGACGTGATCTATGTCGATGACGAAGGCTTGTATGCCGACGATCAGCGGTTCTTCAAGGTCGATGGTGTGCCGCAGCCGCTGGCAGGCAAAGCATTGTATGTCGGCACGACAGACGATGGCGATGACTGCGCCCCGACTCGGACATTGGAACAGGTTGAGTTCATGATCGAGTTCATGCCCGACAGCACCGAGTCGCAAGATCCGAGTTTCGAGATCCGCAGCTACAGCAGCGATGAAGAACTGAAGGAACTGCTCGAGGAGTTGATGTCATGATGGACGCAGAGGACATTCACGAATTTCATTATGAGGATGGTCACCATCGCAAGACGTATCGCGTCAGCTTCATACCCGTTGAAACACTTGAGTATGAATATGTTGTCGAAGCTGAAAGCGAGGATGATGCCTATGACGCAGCCGAAGAACAGTTGCAAGAAGCCATTGGGTGGGACGCGGCGAAGGATTTCCAGCTAAACGATTTAGAGGAGCAAACGTCATGAGAGGTGAATTGACAGTGTATTTGTGCATCGGGGACAAGATCTCCCCGATTGCATACCTCGACAGGGATGAGATGTATCCGCATCTGATCGAGGGTTTTGAGGCTTACGCCAAGTCGCAAGGCGGCATGATCATGGAGCGCATGAACGATGAGCGCGAGATCTGCACGGGCGACGTTGATATGTGGTCGGGCGGGGATCTCGCCCAATCATACGCGGAACTAGCCGAGGTGGTCGTGGATGTGGCGAACTTTAATTATCTACCGCATCGCCTCCGCCTCGACATAATTGAAACAGTAGACCAATAGGAGATTATTATGGGACTTGATATGTACTTACAGGCGCGGAAGTTTATCCGCACACAATACAAAGGCACGGGCGACGAGTTTCGCGCTTTGCCGAAAGAGAAGATGGATGACGTGTTCGAGATTTCGCACATGACAGCAGATGTTCTCTACTGGCGCAAGAACCACTGGGTTCATGGCTTCATCGTCGAGAACTTTACCGACGATGGTGAAGACAACTGCGAAGAAATCCACATGGATTGCGAGAGGTTGGAAGAACTTGCCAAGACGCTGGAAGCGTGGGCGGAGAACCCGAATTATTTGGATGCCACCGAAGGATTTTTCTTTGGCACGAATGACGAGGAGTGGAAGGCCATGTGCCGTGAGCGCATACCCGAAGACATTCTGGCAATTCGCAGGGCATTGCTGTGGTTAGAAGAAGAGGACTTCGACAAAGAGTGGCGCGAAGTCTTCTATCAGGCCAGTTGGTAGGAGGAGAGCATGGCATATAAAACAGTATACTGGGACTGGCGCGAGGCGTTCAGCAAGTTTGGTTTCGATGATGGCGATGGCTGGAACGGGACAGATCTGGTTTCCAGTTTTATGAGCGAAGAGTTTGGGCTCAACATCTACTGCGAAACGTGGGGCTGTCACAACTACATGATCATGGAGGTCTGCAAGAAGACAGACAAGAAAGGCAAGAAGGTCAACCTGATCCCGCAGGATACCGACTTCACGCATGGCTACGATGAGCCAGACGAGTGGATGCCGCAGGAGTGGATCGACAAACTTGATGATCACTTCAATGATGACTATCAGGTCGGGATTTGTTGATCATGGTTACTTATCACGACAATACCGAGTTCCCGTTCGAGGAACTACGAGATGACGAGGGGGACTTTTTCCAAAAAGTCTCCCTAGCCATGGAGCATTGGGATGTGGATGAGTCGCATGTCTGGTCTATCCTAGAGACAAATGATCCAGACACATGGCTATACGCCCCGCCCCATCATTTTATCAACGTTATTGGATACATTGTGACTAAGGAGACGCATGACCATGACACTTACTATGAGGAGAGATTTTGATGTCGTTTTATTTTGAGAAAGAAAATCCGAAGGTGTTTGTTGAGGGGCAGATGCGAACTGTCTTCAACCTACTGGAGGATATGAAAGTAGAGTTGCGCGGCTACGATGAAGCCGAACTGCAAGAAGTGAAAGAGTTCGCAAAGCGGTGGCTCACTGTGCCAAACCGGGCGATGGTTGTGATTGCCTCTCACATGTTCGATCAGTGTAACTACCAGATGACCATGTTGAGGGCGGCGGACAATGCCCTCAAGAAATCGGAGCCGACCAATGACTGACGCAAAAGAAATTTTCACCGACCCCCAAGTCGCAAGTTTCAAGATCCGTTATGAGAACGGCAAGAATAATCTTGTCCGCAATCATGTGCGGTGTGACTGGTGCGGCGGCTTCGGGTTCGATTGCAACGAGGCGCAAGACATCGATGTCTGTGGCGAGTGCAAAGGTTCGGGTTTCGTGATGACTGAAACGAGATGGGAGGAAGATCAATGAGCGATGACGAAAGCAAAATCTATGTCTTAATGGTTGTGGTTTTCTTGTGCTCTATTTTAGCGACTTGCTTTGTGCCGAACTCTGGTTCGCATAAGGATTGCCAGCAATGGGAGGGTCGCCAGCACCTAGCGTGTATGGGTGGCAAGGGATGATAGGCGAAGCACTCATGTGTATGGCTATGAACATCTACCACGAAGCAAGAAACGAGAGCACGATAGGGCAACTCGCAGTAGGGCAAGTGGTTATGAACCGCATGAAAGATCCGAGGTTCCCGAACGAAGTCTGTGATGTTATTCATCAGGGCGGCACGAAGCGGCACCGGTGTCAGTTTAGCTGGTACTGTGATGGTGATCCCGATAAGCCGTTGAATAAAAGGGCTTTTCGGGAGTCGCAAGAGAACGCCATCACGGTCATGAACGGCTGGGTTGGCGGCTTCTTGGACGGGGCTACGCATTACCATGCAGATTATGTCAGCCCTAAGTGGAGACACGAGAAGACTTTTATAGTAAAAATTGACAGTCATATTTTTTATAGGTGGGAACAATGATGGTGGTTAATGACAACCTGTCGCCGCTCCAGCCGATGGTTGAAGAGGCATACGAGAAAGCGATAGCTGCCGACTGGAACAACGACCCGAAAGCTGGGGGTCTATGGCAGGAATACAGAAGACTTAAAACTAAACTAGAGAATGGAGAACTTTATGAGCCAAGATTTTGACGACAACATGAAAGGTGTCTTGTTCAATAACAACACCGACAATCCGAAAGCACCAAACATCAAAGGAGAATGTACGGTAGATGGTAAAACTTATGAAATCGCTGGTTGGCGCAACACGTCGAAGGCTGGCAAAACTTATTATAGTCTCAAGTTCCAAGAACCGTGGACAGGCGACAAAGACAGCAACGGCACCGACAACATGTTTCCGGAACCGGGGGACTTGGAATAATGGGTAGCGTAGTAGACTTCCCAGAGAAGCCGAAGAAGTTCGACGTAAACACTGCCCCGTTGACATCAGCGCATGTCCTGTATGTAGCCGGGCTAGATAGTCAGATGGTGCCAGTTACATCGAACGAGAAGGCAACATGGTGGGGCACGATAGGGGTTTGGTATCCGGAAAAAGAGGACAAGTCCGACATAATGCACTGCCGATTGTCGGCCGCGTTCTTGGATTATCAACACGCTCAGATGTTTACGAGCGATATCGCAACAGCTTCAGGCCAATCTGTCGAGGACGGAATGCCGGATGAAATGATTAAAGATCTACAAAAGGCAATGGTCGATAGCTTCTTGCTAGACTTCACTGACCTAGAATTGGATGACGATGACCCAGCATAACTATAAACAACTGACGTTTCTTCGCACCAACATGAGCGGAGAAGATGAGGACACGCATCCGGCGGAACTTTGTATATCGGACGGTAGCGGCAAGCTGCATCTACAAAAAGTGAGCAGCAGAGCACTGCTTAACATGGCACGAGATGCAATTCGCATCTTGGCAGAGACAAGATTTTTCGAAACAGGAGAGACTAATGACGAATAGAGAAAGCTACCACGATTATCAGGGTCGCAAGATCCGAGAAACACGAACAGAAACGCGTGGTCGCAAGCCCAAGTTTACAAAAGGGCGCAAAACAATGGCGGTGGACTTCGAACCTTCAACGTATGAACAAGTGTCAGAGTTGAGCAAAGAGTTCACAGCCAAGTCGGGCAAGCATATCGGTAAGGGTGAGCTTGTCAGAACAGCCGTAGATTACTGGTTGAAGAACGGCGCAACCTATTCAATGGAGCTATAAAATGAGTGATGAACAATACAGTACGCCCCTGATCAGCGAGGCGGCAGACCCTTTGACCCATTTAACTGGTAACGAATATGAGCTAGGATGGAGATCAGTTTGGATAATTACGCCGAGAGGTAACAAGGTTCGTGTTCTCGAAACTCCAGAAGGCCATATTGAGACGGTGGTTCGACCGGCCGGAGCGTATCCAGGAAATGGAAGTTCAGAGCCTGGGGTACAAGGTGTGGGCGATCACAGTACTATCGACCCAGAAGCCGAGCCGCCCTTTACCATCTCCGCGTAGCTTTGACGGTGGTGTTATAACATGCGGTATAATCGTGGTTTGTATTCTTGGTTACGTGGTTTTCAGAGAATGAAGGAAGACCCAAGGCAACACGCTTGGTCGCCATGGACTGTGCAAAAAGAGCACCGAGTTCCGAGATCCAAGAAGCAAGACCCAGACAGCAATGAGGAAGTCGCCAAGAGGGGTACGCTTTGCAGCGAGTGCCCCGGCGGTTTCCGCTGCTGCCAGTATCCCGAATAATTACTGGAGGGGGTTGGACAGAGCGTCTAGCCCCTTCCAAATATCATCAATCTCACGGTTGATTTTCTTGAAGCGGCCGCTGATCCCGTCTACTTTTTCTTTGAATTGTTTGACCAGCAGGTCATTCTCCACTGTCGTCTTCTCTACCTCTGCAATTCGATCACGCAGATCTAGCAACTGCTTTTGGTTTTCCATAATGGTTTCGAGATTGGTGCCGAGCACTACGAGTTTCTGAGCGGTGTCACCGTTCCCAGCGACTGCGGCCTCCACTGATTCGATCCGTCCGTAAAACTCCGCGACTGCCCATATACCGCCAGCTAGGGTGGTGCCTATAGACAAGACGATTGCAATCCACACCCCGCGCAGCTTCGTGCCGCCGATTGTTAGTTCGGTATCCTCTAGGCTCATTGGTACATGTAGGCTTGTTGGTCGGCATAGATTGCTTCGCCTTCACCTAATACTTCCGCGGCCGATACGTAGTCGCCTTGCAGGAAGTCATGAAAAGAGATGCTGCCAATGTTGGTAGCCCACTCGATGCTAAGTACGTCGCTAGTAGCAGAATAAGACATAGAGGCTTCAGCCATAGAGTTTCCATAGTCTTGGGCGTGTTGGTCAGAGAGGCTGGTCAACTGTTCGTTCTTAGACGCAGCCAAGAAAGCACCAGCGTCACGGGCGTTGACCGCGATCTCTTCTAGCGACTGGTTATATTCGACCACAGTCTCTTGCTTGATTTCAACGTCGTTTACTTCGACGAACTCTTGGACTGCGATTTGATCCTCAACGTTGTTTGTTTCTTGCGCGACTTCGGCCACCTCGGCGACCTCCTCAACCATGCTGAGTTGAACACTCGCGACAACAAAATTGTCTACAGCTTCAGAAACTTTGACCATCGATTCTTCGTACTTTTCTTCGAGTTTCATTTGCGTGGTGAAATATAAAGCGTTGCGGACACCGTTGAGCGCGTCGTTATACGCGTCGATGTCACCGGAGTTGATGATATACTGCTCATCGTCCACAGCGTTGTAGTCGATGATACCACCGACGCTGGCGTAATGTTCTGCGCCATAGACCGCGTGGCGGCCTTGCTCAAGCTTCGCGGCGATTGTCCGACTAGCGTTAACTAGGTTATCAATCGTCGTTTCGGAGTGTGCTGCGGAAACGCTCAGAAATGCTGAGACCAGAATCGCTATTCTCTTCATTGCTTTCATCCTTACCAATCTGCAATATCTTATCATACCACGCCTTGCGCTTTTTGTAATCTGGGATGAACGTAGCTGGGTCTCTTTTCATGAGAACAGTTGCCGCTCGTCCCACTACAAGACGGCCATTCACCGCCATAGGACACGGGGTGCCGGAGTCGAACATGGCCTTCCATGTTTCCAGCGACTGACATAACCGGGCTACCGAAGCAATCGACATGCCTTGTTCTTTCAGGGCTTTAGCATCGCGGCGGCGGTTGCATTCTGCGTCCTGCTTATATCCGCCAAGAGATAGGCCAAGCACGTTTACCTGCACACCCATACCACGCCCAATCAGACACGACTCAGAGCCGCCCGACGGTGCGCTGGGCGATACCGCCGTTGGAGGCGGGGTAACGTCAGAAGCTGCGCCAGCACCGTTGTAGTTATTGGTGGTCGATGTTGACGGGTTGTTACTGCTTACCGTACTGTTCATGTTGCTCGTGTTAAGATCGCCTACCTGTTCGTTTTGTGCTAGAACTGGAGAGGACACAAGCAACAAGACAAAGAAAAGCCGTCTCATTACATTATCCTTTAGCGAGTACTTAACTCGTTCGAGGATTATACCATATTTTTAGTTTGGTTTCTTGTCTCGTTCGTCGAGATTTATGAGGCGGTCATCTATCTCCGCGTCTTCTTCGTGGGACATAAGGAGGACTTCATACTGAGATCGATGGTGAAAATCGTATTCACCTTCTTCCCCAGTCTCTATGTCCGGGTCTTTAAAGCCAGCCATGTGTCGAGCAAAAGCAATCCAAGATTGCAGACTGCCCATCACAACTTCGCTTGCAACGAGAGCGTTTGTTTCGAACATAATGTTTTTAATTGCTAGGTTGAGCATGAGAGCGGACTGTTCTTGTACGTTTACGTCCGCATACTCCATAAAGATTTCTTCTATGGCTTGGTCAAGACGGTCAGCTATTTCAGCCTGCTGTTCTTTCTTGTCCGTCCCCAGTTCGCTCATCTTCTTTCCTTATCAACCATGAAATCTGACGAGCTACGCTGCGATCATTCTTTCTTGCTAATTTTTGCACCTGTTCCCAAACTTCTATCGGAACAGCCACGCTTTTGTATTTATCAGTATTCATTGTTCGTACCTTTGTGACAACCCTTGCAGGCATACTATTCCATGGGAGAGGTTGGGTCAATGTAGTTGGGGGTTACGATAATTTACCTTCTTATACACTTCCTCGGAAGAACCGATTCCTGCAAGCCAAGGCTTGAGCGGCGTAAGTGTGTGTTCATTACAATAGGGCACACAGCCTACCCACCATTATCGCATTGTCTCTGGTGAACCCCCTGGTCACCACTGAAAGGATGGCCTGCACCCTACAATTTCAACCATTCTCTAACTTCTTCGCCTAGTGCTGCGCCAGCTAGATCAATCTTTTTTGTTAGTGTCTTCACAATATGTTCGTCCACCGTGCCTTCTGCAATGAGGTCTACATACGTCACTGCTTTTGTCTGACCAATCCTGTGACAACGGTCTTCCGACTGCACCCGTGTTTCAAGGTTGAAGTCGTTGGCGTAGTAGATAACGTTGCTGGCACTGACCAGCGTCAGGCCGTATCCGGCCGTTTGCGGATTACCAATGAAGAACCGAGTTTCGTGTTCCGGGTCACTAAAGTTTTCAACCAACTTTTCGCGCTCGTCGTCTGTCGTGTCGCCGAAGTAGCACCCTGCGGAGTCCTCGCCGTACTTTTTCTTCAATGCTTCAGTGATTCGTTTTATGTCGTTTCGGAAACGTGACCAGATAATTATCTTACCGTCCATCTCTTCAATCGTGTCCATCAGCGCGTCCATGCGGCGGTTGGGTATCTCCACTACTTCATCGTCGTCGGTCACGAGGTAGCCGCATAGTAGTTGTTGAAGTCGCACCAGTTGCGTCATGACTTGTGGAGCAGTGACCTGCCCTTCATCCAATATAGCCAGCGCATAGTTCTTGAGCGTGACGTAGTGCTTGGCCTGTTCGGGTGACAAAGACACATGTCGTGCGGAGTATGTTTTATCAGGCAGGTCTAAGCAGTCTTTCTTTAGAACACGATTGGAGAACCCGCGAAGTTTGTCCGCTAGTTCTGGCATGTTCCTGTAGCCAATGATTTGCTCGAAGGTGTGAGCACCCATTCGTTGGCGACGTGTTACAGCGTAACGGTTTTGGTATGCGTAGAAATTACTGAACCCCAAAAGGTCTGGGTTGAGAAAGGTGCATTGTGCATATAGATCCATGGGTGATTTAGTTACAGGCGACCCTGTCAGAATGCGCTTGTATGTAGCCGCCTTGCCCACGGCCGTAAGCTGCTTGGTGCGTTTGGCCTTCGGATTTTTGATTGTAGTGCTTTCGTCTACCGCCAAGAGGAAGTAGCTATCTTTTAGAAATGTTCTAAGATAGCGCATGACCTTTTCGGTAGCGAATGCTTCTACGTTTACAACCAAGATGCGGAGCCCGTCATGCCCACCGATGACGGTAGCTTCTTCCAACTCTTTCTTCTGCGCTTTGTTTGGCGATGCCCTCCAAGTAAACACTCGGTGATCGATTCGTTCTGGCAGATGAATGGGTATTTCTTTCAGCACCCAGTTCCGGTATACGCCCTTCGGTGCCACGATAACAGCGGTGTCGATCTCACCGTTCTCGTAAAGGTACGCCATGTTGTCGATGAGGACTTTGGATTTACCGCAGCCCATCTCCATGAAGTATGCGTAGTTTAGGGTGTCCTTACTTGTCTCGAACGCATCACGCTGATGGTCGTATGGTTCAGTCTTATATTCGTACATTTGTATAGATCCAATTAGGGGTTGACGTTTAAGTTATCCCAATTTATATAGGACATAGTAGATGGTTCGTCAACGGTGCGATCGATAGATCACTTATCACCGCCAGCGATAGGAACCCTCCCTCTAACTCCCAACTAGCTGGGACGAACTGTCTACATCAAAGCCGACGGGCTCTAAGCGGAGAAGTAGAGAGTAGAAAGGAAGCCAAATGAGTAATGGCCTATTCGATCAGATGGCAGCAGACGCAGAAGCGTTTGACACTGTCACTACCGAGAGCGGATCAAAGCTATCCAATCTCATTCGTGAAGCTCAACAGCAGCAAAGCCTGCAAGAGCAGCACGAGCAAGCGGCGAAAGATGCGAAGAAAGAATTTCAACGTATCACCCGCGAACTAATTCCAGCAGAGATGATAGAGATGGGCATGGATCGTGTCGATGTGGACGGTAACTCCGTTTCACTGAACCAGTTCGTGTACGCCTCAATCCCCGAAGCTAGAAAGGAGGAAGCGTTTAACTTCCTCCGCAGCATTGGCGAGGACGATATTATCAAGAACGAGGTCAAGGTTTCCTTCGGCCGCGGACAAGATAACCAAGCCGGTGCATTTGTAGACGACTGCATGAGGCAGGGTCTCGATCCGGACAATCGAAAGAGTGTCCACCCGTCCACTTTGAAAGCTTGGATTAAAGACAAGCTGGGTACGGGAACCGAATTAGACCTCGACATGTTCGGGGCTTATGTCGGAACTGAAGCTAAAATCAAACGAAAGTAGAAACTAAAATGAGTGAAACTAAAGCAGTAACTAAAAAAGCAGAAGCGCAGCTTCCAGCCGCAATGCTGGATACCTTCCTAGAGGATGCTGGCGCAGGTACCGAAAACTTTACGCAGGATGATTTGCAAATCCCGTTCTTGCGTGTTCTTCAGCCGGTGTCGCCGGAACTGAAAAAGAAGAACGAGAAGTTTATTGAAGGTGCCGAGCAAGGTGACATATTCAATACCGTCACCCGCCAGGTGTGGAAGGCCGAAGATGGTGTGAACATCATCGCGTGTGGTTTCGTTAAAAAGTACTTGGAGTTTACTCCATACGACGAAGGCGGCGGGTTCCATGGCGAACTGTCACCGAACGATCCAGGCGTGTTGAATGCGAAACGTGAAGGCAACAAAGAGATGCTGCCAAACGGCAACGAGCTTGTTGTGTCCGCACAGCACTACGTCATGATCCAAGATCCGACAAGCGGCAGTTGGCAAACCGCTATCTTGGATATGAAATCCTCGAACCTTAAAGTGTCCCGTCAATGGAACACAATGATTGCGATGCAGGAAATTAAGAAGGGTGACAAGTCCTTCAAGGTTCCGTCCTTTGGCATCGTATGGAACATGTCAACGGATGAGCGATCTAATGACATGGGTAGCTGGCAGTCATGGAAGATTGTCGGCAAAGCTGGATATGTGGAAGACCCTTCCTTGTACGAGAAGGCGAAGGACTTTGCTAGAATGGTCACCGCCGGTGAAGTTAAGGCAGCACAAGATCCAGATTTAGACACGGCAGAAGCTAAGACTATTGAGTCTGACGACTTGCCGTTCTAGTGTGGTGCGGGGTGTGCTACTTCGAGGAAGAGGGAGCACACCTCGTATTTTTTAAGAGGGTGACATGGACATTACCAAAAGGTTCATGGCTGTATTTGAAGGTTTCAGTGCAGCGCATGGACAGACAACAATTTCGGATTCTCGACGCGGTGGCAAACAAGAGGCCAAATCGCGTATAATTAGAGAGCCACTTACAGAGGCCTTAGTACAGAAACACTTGGACGGAGAGCAGGGTGTCGGATCTATCCCTATCACCGAAAGAAACGATTGTCGTTTTGGCGTTATTGATGTGGACGTTTATCCACTCGATCTCGACGCTATTGCTCGGCAGTGTGCTTCTCTTAAGCTTCCTGCTATTGTTTGCCGTAGTAAGTCTGGTGGAGCTCACATATATTTCTTTATCAAAGGTTGGGTTTCTGCGGCGGATATGCGCGACAAGCTATCAGAGGTTGCAGCCATACTGGGACATGGCGGCAGTGAAATCTTTCCGAAGCAAGAGCAGCTTCTTGTTGAGCGTGGTGATGTCGGTAACTTCATCAACCTTCCGTATTTTGATGCTGATCTTACGACTCGTCCTGCGCTTGACGCGAAGGGTAACGAGCTTTCTTTGGAAGAGTTTCTCGACAAAGCTGAAAAGATTGCCGTAACACCCAATAAGTTTTTATCCATAGAGTTAGCTGACAGCACCACCGACCTGCCCGGAGCACCGCCGTGCCTGCTTATACTTGCCTTGAAGTCCTTCGGCTCCGGTGAGCGTAATCTCGCCATGACGCAGATGGCTATCTATCGCAAGCAGCAAGATCCGACAGGATGGCAGCAGCAGCTAGAAAAAGATAATCAATCATATTGCAATCCGCCGCTGTCTGCGTCGGAAGTTGTATCCATACAGCAGTCTATTGACCGCAAAGAATATTTTTATATGTGCAATCAGTCACCGTTCAAAGATCATTGCGATAAGGCGGCGTGTCGGCGTTGTGAGTTTGGTATCGGCGGCGGCACTTCTGTAGAAGTCACGGGTCTCTCGGTTGTCGAGTCCGATCCGCGTGTCTGGTTTGTTGATGTAAACGGCGGACGTATTGAGGTCAGCACAGAAGAGCTACAGATGTTCCAACGGTTTCAACGTGCCTGCATGGAGCAACTAAACTTTATGCCCCCGGAAATTAAGAAGAGCGACTGGGAGATGGCTGTTAATGGTTTGATGCAGCAGATGGTTGTGATCGAAGTGCCGGAAGAGTTGACCTACAAAGGCCAGTTTGTGGACATGCTTGAAAGCTTTTGCAACGGCCGTGTGCAAGCACAGTCTGCCGAGGAACTTATGCTGGGCAAGCCATGGACAGAAGAGGGTCGCACATACTTCCGCCTCGACTCCTTCATGGAGTTCCTACGCGCTAAGAACTTTAGTGCGTACACTCGTGGTCAGATACAGGAGCGGCTGAAGGAACTGAACAGCGGCAAGAGTGCCAGTGAGTCTCGCCGCTTTGCCGACACTAAAGGCAAGTCCAAAGTTATTCGTGTCTGGTCGATACCAGAGTTTGGCATGGAGCCTGACATACCGCAACCCGATGTACGTGGAGAGGAGACACCGTTTTGATGATGAAATTACCTTCAGAATTTGACGAAGCAATTATCGGCATTGGATCTCGCTGCGGTTTCGAAGACGTATATGTTTACGACGCTGTGCGCGTGGTTAACACGTTCATCGATCAAGATGAGATGACCGAAGAAGAAGCGTGGGAGCACTTTCACTACAACGTACTCGGATCATACGTGGGTACAACAACTCCGATCTTTGTTCTCGATCTACCGGAGGAAGAATAATGGAGCCTAGAGCAATACTTGGACCACCCGGCACCGGCAAGACGTATACACTAATCAACTTGGTCAAGGAACGCTTGCGTGAGGGCGTAGCACCGGAGCGTATCGCGTTTGTATCGTTCAGCAAAAAGGCAGCGGAGGAAGCGCGTACTCGTGCAGCTTCTGAGTTGGGGTTGGAAATAAAATCAATGCCATACTTCCGTACGCTTCATTCGTTGGCGTTTCATCAGCTTAGACTTAGCACTAAAGATGTCCTGGCAGCTTCTGACTACAAGCGGCTAGAGGAGCTACTTGGCGTAGAGTTTCGTTCTACAAAAAGTATGAGCATGAACGACGGAGAGTTCTTTCGCATGGGTGCGCCGGGAGATGTGTACCTGTCTATTATAAACATGGCTCGTGTCAGACGCGTGTCTCCTTATCGCCAGTTCGCCAGAACTAACTATGCCAACCTAGATTACCGCCAGCTTGAGATAATCAACAAAGGGCTTCAAGACTACAAAGAAGAATTAGGTAAGATTGATTTTACCGACATGATCGAAGGGTTCGTTGACCGCGGCGATTGCCCTGACCTCG